GTAAACCATCTTCTCACAAATTGTTGTGCGGGATTATTTAAATCAATCCAAGACATTGAATCAATTGGAACGTCTGATGGAAGTTTAATGATATCCGGATTGTTTTTTAAACAATTGTCTCTATCTGCCGGACCAACATCATAATACCAATACCAAACTTTACCTCTAGCCATTTGTTGATTACCAAAATCAAATTTACCACCGGGTGTATTCATTAAGTGAAGAGCTTTTTTACCTTCAGGTAACGCTGTTATTGTGTAAGTTAAATCTCCCGCAATAATTCTTCTTTGAATATTAATTTCTTGCATTCTCAATAACATGTCAAATGCTGGCATCATAAAATATGACCCTGACGCACCCATTTGAGCAAAACCTCCGGGTCCACCAAAACCACCACCACCTAAACCACCAAAAGTCCAGGGGTCAAATAATAACCCATTTAATTCTGAAGGTGTAAACCATAATACTTCATTTATCTCTCGGTTTGCGGGAATTTCGTATATTTGTTGGTTTGGTACTAATTGAACAAAGTCTTTTTTCAAAACCCAATCACCACCGGCTTGTAATCCGACAATTTTAGAGTATGCGTAAGTGTATCTTGTTTCCCAATCTAAACTTTTGGTTACAAAAGCTCTTGATAATGATTCTGTGTCCAAATTTAAATTGTACAATGAAGTCCATTGAGACTCAATTAACCAATCTTGTATATATTGAGAATAATCACCAATAGATAATTCTAATAAACTATCCATTTGTTCATCATCTAATTCAACACTCCTTAATGGTGCTCCTAAAAGATGTTTAATTCTTGTATATAATTTAGTTCTTTCTGGTTCCGGTATAATAGCTGTTTGATATGTAGCCCCTGTTAATATTCCCATAACGTTTTTATTTTATAAATATCAACTTAATGTATAAATCAGGTCTTCTTTAGGGAAAATATACTGACCACCCATTATTTTTGAGTGTTTATTATCAAAGACCAATACTTCTTTATTATTTCTAGTAAAAATTAACCAATCGGTTGAATATCTTTTAACATTTGCGGTTCCTAAAATCATAACAGAATTATCAATTTCTTTTTCCCCCGTAAAAGGTTTAATTTGTGCGGTTTTTTTAACTCCATCAATAATAACTTCACAATCAATACCACCAATCATATCTTCTTTACTACCAAGTTTACCAATGGCGTTAACATTTTTTTCACCAAATTGTTTTTTCAATATTTGAATTGTTCTATCTTCACGAGCTTGACCCCAACTATCCGTTTGAGTTAAAACTTTCATAAGATTTTGAAATGTTGAGGATTTTTGTGAAAAAATTCTAGACTTATATTCATCTAAAACATTAACAAGTTTTTTAACTTCACTAATTTGTTCAAAAGGTTTTAAACCAATAATTTTTATTTCGGGTTCATTTTTTGATTTTAAGACTTGATTAACATCGTTTAATAAGATACAAAAACAACTATAGTTTGTGTTTAATTTATTTAAAACAGAACGACCATCTTTTTCTAAATCATATACTCCGGCAACTTCTCCTTCACTATACTCATTATTTCCATAATAGTTATCAGGGAAGACTTCTTTCATCATTCGATTAATACCGTCTTTAAAAATTGTTTTAACTTTAGGGTTAATGTTAAACACCATTCTAATTGATTCGTTCATTTCCCTACTACATCTTTCCGATTTACCTTCAGATATAATAGATTTAAGTTTTTCAATTTCTATTTTTTTCATTTCATTAATGGAGGGTTTTTGATTACTAAGGTTTTCCACCGATTTAATCTTTTCTATAATGAGTTTAATTTTATTTTTAATATTTTTCATGTAGGCTTGTTTATTATGATAAATATCTAAACAACCGGATTATCCCCGATTGTTTATCTTATTCATAAGTTCTCCGATAAAATCTCCTCTTTCAGAGATGTTGTCCCCCATCACGGTTCCAATATTTTGTTTCTTTTGATTTACCATATCGTAGATGATTCCTTCTATTGAGTTATCAAATATTGGGTAGTAAACTGACACCGAATTTTTCTGTCCATATCTGTATGCTCGGTCTTCCGCTTGTGCTAAATCACCCGGAACAAATGATAGGTCATTAATGATTACAGCTTCGGCTGCGGTTAGTGTGATTCCAACACCAGCGGCTTTTACGTTTCCAACAAATACTTTAATCTTTTCGTTGTCTTGGAATTGGTCAACCGCATATTGTCGTTGAGGTTTTGATGTTGAACCATCTAATCTCACCGCTTGTTTTCCAAAATGGTCGGCAATTCTGTTTAATGTCTCAGTAAAGTTGGTAAAGATGATAACTTTTTTATCTTGTTCCAAAATATTCTCAGCTAATTCTATGGTATCTTTAATTTTTTCTTCAGCAATCACTTGACGAACCTTCATTAATTTACTGAACTGAACTGTTAGAGATGTTGACTCATCGGGGTTTTTATTGTACCAATCATAGTATTCTCCCATCAACCCTTCATAAAGTTTTGACTTTAACCTTAGATAAACCGGTGTAATAATTTTCTCAGGTAAATCTAAAACTTCCGTTTTTAATCTACGTAAAACTTGTCTTGATGTTCTGTCTCTCAATTCTTCTAAGTTAGAAGCTCCGGTTACGTTCCATATCTTACGAGTTCCCGCTGTGAATTGATAACCTTGACAATATCTAATAGCGTAAGCCATCCAATTCTGAGCCACCGGACTTTCAATAAGTGCCAATAGATTGAAATAATTCATCGGTCGGTTAGTCATCGGTGTTCCGGTTAATAACCACACTCTTTCACAACTTTTAGAGAAACTATTAACAAGTTTGGTTCTTGCTGCTTGTCCATTACTAACATAATGTGCCTCATCCAAAATAATTAAATCAAAGTTTCCTTGTGAGATTAAAGATTCTGTTTTACTTTTTAAATCATAGAAGTTTTTAAGAATATCGTAATTAATAATCACAAAATCGTGTTCTATTGAGAAATTCTTACCTTCGGAGATGTAAACACTTCTATCGGTGTAGTTCTCAATTTCTCTTTGCCAGTTAATCTTCAGAGATGCCGGACAAACTATTAGTATTTTCTTCGCACCTGTCTCTAAAGCAGCAATAATGGTTGCGGTAGTCTTACCCAATCCCATATCATCGGCAAGGATAAACCTTTTAGACCCAGCAAGTTTTTCAATAGCTTCTTTTTGATGTTCTAACGGTGGTCTATTGGAGTATTTTGAATAATCCACAACAATATTCTTTATTGTGTGTGTTTTAATCAAAGCTCCTTTTGGTAACCAAAAATCGTGGATTGTCTCGGATTCTAACACTTTTCCCCAAACATGATAGGATTTTTCTTTCTCAACTAATAACTTTTCCACCCATATCTGTTCAGGGATTTTAATTAATAATTTTTCATCAGCAATTTTTTTAGCGAAGTAAGGGTCTAAATCAACCCATCTTTTTGCAACCTTAGGAGTTACTTCATTAAAATTCATAATGTAGTCAGATTGTGCCCGAGTTGGGAAGAATCTTTTATTAGTTTCCTTTTGGTGTTTTAATTTTAGGATATAGTTATTCGCCCCCTGATAAGTTTCAAGGATAGATATTGCTCGTTGTTCTATTGTTAAATTAGAATTTTCAGATGTATTGTTTTCCAAATTTAATCTTTTAATAGAAATATAATAAATTATTTAATATTTATCAATATATGAGAATGGAACAAGAAACATTAGAAAGATTAATAAATAAAATGATAAAGCACATTAAACCTAATGGTGTGTCTGAACTTATTTATGAATTAAGACCTACTGATGATACTGGTGACGAATATTATATGAGGGTAACATATGTTGTCCCTGATGATAGCGAATATTTACGAAGTTCAAATATGAGAAATTCAGATTTTAATAGAAAATCATGGAACACTGAGATTACTAAAACAATAAAAGATTATTTTGATGTTAGAGTTATAATCAATGATTCAAGTATTCAATCGGAATCATATTACGAAAGACAAAAAAAATATCAAGATGAGCAGACAATTAGTACCAATTACACGAATAGGTAAGTTCTTCGGAGCGGAGGATTACGACTTAGACATCTCTATGGGGGAGGAATGGTTATATGGTGATATGAACTTTACGTTAGTACTATATAAGATAGATAGATTAAAAACTAAAACAGATGATGTTTATGGTGAGGTTATGACTGATGGTATTAAATATTTACCACCAATTGAAATTAAAGCTTATGTTCAAATACTCCCACCTGAGACCAAATATTTAGGTAACTCTAAAATTACTCAATCAGAACCTGGTAATATGAAATTCTCAATTTATGCCGCACAACTTAATGATTTGGGTATTCAAATTAATTATGGTGACTATATTGGTTATTATGAAACTGAAACCAAAGTTAGATATTATGTGGTTAGCGATGATGGAAGAATTAATTCAGATAATAAACACACATATGCCGGTTACAAACCATTTTATAAATCATATGTAGCGACTCCGGTAACGGAGAATGAATTTAGAGGATTATAATGAAAGTAATTATTACAGAAAATAAATTAAATTCAATTATAACAAATTGGTTAAATAAAAATTATAGTGATTTAGAAAGATTTAATCGTACTGAATTTAGAGAAATTTATTTATCCAAAAATGGATTGTTTAAAATTATGTATAATTTGAGAGGGAAACAATTATATATTGTTAATGAATTATGGGATTTTATTAGTGAGGTGTTTAGTTTAGATTATGAAGAAACGGGAAAAATTTTATTGAATTGGTGTAATAATAAATTTGGGTTTAGAGCAAAAGCCTTTTATAGAGTAAATGAAATATGAAAGTAATAATAACAGAGAATAGAGTATTTGAAACAATCTATAAATATTTGGATAAAACCTTTAACCCAAATGAAATGGATTGGGTTTATGGTATAGATGAAGATGATGACGATTCTGATATGGACAAATATAATGAGAATTTTTTAATTTTCTTTAAAGGTGATTGGCAAGGTGAATATGATTCAGATGTCGTTTTTCATTATTTTGATGTTGATTTCTATGATGAAAATGATGTTGCACAAAAACCTTTTAGAGAAAAAGCACCTGTTTTAGAGGTTATGGGTGAATATGGAGAAAATTTAGATACTATGTTTGGTAACCATTGGGAAGAACCAATGAAAAGATGGTTTGAAGATAATTTTAAATTACCGGTTAAAACCGTGTCAACATATTACAATTATGAAAATTATAATTAACGAAAATCAATATAGAAGAATATTTGAAAATTTTTCAGATGAAGAAGAAAATGATTACATAGGTAAAAAAGTTATGATTTATTATAACTTACATAAACAGACATTCTCAATTATCTATAAAGGATTAGTTGTTAATCATTGTGACTATGTTAAATTATCTGACGTTGAATTTAGAGTTAGACCGGGAGGTAGAGAAAAGGTTATAAAAGAAAAAAGAAAGAATGTTCATTCATTTGTGATTGGAACATTAATGGATTATTGTAAGTTCCCTTGTGAAAATTTACCAAGTGAACCTAATAATAATATTGTAACCTATAACCCTTACAAATATAATTCTTATGTTATGAAAGACACCGAAGAACCAATATACCGTGCCGGTGAAGTAGAAATGATAAATTCAAGAAACAAAATATTTATAACAAAACAATAAAATGGGTTTACCAAACAAAATAAAGAAAACAATTCCCTTAACGTTTCCAAAAACTCTATATCCACGAAGAGAAGAGTTGTTGGAGAAAATTAATAAAGACGGAACTTATTTACCTAAGTCCATTTTACATGCCGATTTGGATGGGGGAATGTTAAACTTTGTTCAGAATGAATTACAGACTATTGTGGATGGTAATGTTATACCATCAATTGATATTTTAATAACGGCTCAAAATTGGTCTCAATTTACTGAAACTTGGAATTTTCAAGATTTGGATTCTAATGTCTCACCCCCATTTATTACGGTTGTTAGAAATCCCGAAGTTAAATTTGGTACTAACCCTGCATTACTATATAACATACCAAATAGAAAACAATATTTTTATGCTCAAGTACCAACGTGGGATGGTAATAGAAATGGTATGGATATTTATAAAATACCTCAACCGGTACCTGTTGATATTACATATAGTGTTAAAATAATTTGTAATAGAATGAGAGAATTAAACGAGTTTAATAAAAATATTCTTGAAATGTTTTCCTCTCGTCAAGCATATACAACTATCAAAGGTCATTATATTCCAATCATCATGAATAACATTACTGATGAGTCAGTTATGAATATTGATAAAAGAAAATATTATATTCAAAGTTATGATTTTACAATGTTAGGATTCTTAATTGATGAAAATGAATTTGAAGTTGCTCCGGCGGTTTCAAGAGTTTTAACTGTTATTGAATTTGAAAAAGAATCGTTCATGCGTGGAAGAAGAAAAAATATTGCCGATGAATCTACATCAACAAATATTTTATTCGTTGTTGGAAATAATATTATTTCACAAGTTTTTGATTATACTGTTGATTTAAATTTAGGTGAAACAACTAATATAGATTCGTTTGATGTGTACATTAATAATCAATATTATGGGTCAGATTTGTATCAAATACAAATCAATACCAATGATGTTTTAAAAATTATAGTAGTTAAATCTAATGATACTCAAGAGGGTTCAATTGTGTTAGAAAACCAATTAGTTTAATTCTCGCCGTATATATCCTTCTTTTCTTTACAATTCTCAACAATCATTCTTTCTAAAAAACGATACATTTTGATACCCCTCTTTTCGCAATAGGTCTTTAGGACGTTATGAACCTCAATTGATATCTTTAGGTTCTTTATCTTTTTTTCGTTGTCTGCCATGGTAGAATAAAGGCAGAATTTATTCTACCTAATTTATAAATACTTCTTATGAAGTAAAGTATTTTGGTTTTTTTTATAATATTTATCAATAAAAATAAATTTACAAATAAAAAAGACAAACTAATGGCATCAAATCAAAAAGTATTCGTATCTCCCGGAGTATATACTTCTGAAGTTGATTTAAGTTTCGTAGCACAAAGTGTGGGAGTTACCACGTTGGGTATTGTGGGTGAGACCTTAAAAGGTCCCGCTTTCGAGCCTATCTTTATACGAAATTTTGATGAATTCACAAATTTCTTCGGTGGAACTTCTCCAGAAAAATTTATAAATACACAAATTCCAAAGTACGAAGCGGCTTATATTGCTAAATCATACTTACAACAATCTAACCAATTATTCGTAACAAGAGTGTTAGGATTATCTGGTTACGACGCAGGACCATCTTGGTCTATCACCACAAAAGCGAATGTTAACCCGACAACGGTTGATTTCTTTTGTGAAAGTGCAACTACAGTTAATTGTGTTACTGAATGTATAGACTTTAAAACTATAAACTATTCTGTTGAATTTTCAGCGTGTACTAATAGTATTAACACTGTTAGTTTTACAAACACATCTAGTTTACCATCTGAAATATCTTCAATTTTGTATGAACCTTACGAACAATTTGATGGTTCAATGTCAACATTGTTTGATGATATGTCAAGTCAAATTTTTGATATCGTTTCAACACCGGCTAAAGAAGACACTTCAATTAATTATTATGGTGCAATACCAACTAGTGTTTATTCGGGTTTAAGTTCAGTATATACTGGTGAAACTAATGTTTACGGAGTGGATAATGTAAGTTCAAATTTATGTAATTATTCAGCACCTCAAAATGACCCTTGGTATTACTCATTATTTGATAATGTTGGTAATGCTTCTTATACAGGATTTTCATTTTGGTCTGTTGTTACAGGATTAACATTGACACCAATAATTACAACAACAACATCAACTTCAACGACGACATCAACAACAAACCCTTGTACAACAACAACATCAACATCAACTACGTCAACAACAACAGCAAAACCTGTTAATTGTTATACAGGTACATTGATTGGGGTGATTTATATTTATTCGGGTACGGCATATACAGATTATGATGACTTAGTTGTTGCAACACTTCGTTCAAGAGGATTGTCAACATATGGTTTGGAAAATGGACCTGTTTATGAAGTTTCGGGTTTAACGGATGTTAGTTTAGATTGTACCGGGACATATTCAGGTGTAACTAAGAACCCATTTTCAACTTTTGGTGTTAATATTACAAGTAAAGATGGTGACCAATATTTCTTTGAAACATCATTATCAAATTCAGATTCAAAATATATTAGTAAAGTGTTTGGTTCAACTAACTTCTCAAAACCAAGAACAGTAGTTCCATTATTTGTTGAAGAAAGATTCCAAGCTTTATTAACGAATGCTTGGAGAATGGGTTATATTAGAGGTTTAAATTGTGAATTAACAGCTTTACCTGATGCTCGTCAATCGATTGACCCAACATCAATAGCTTTTTACTTAGAAAAATTCCAATCACCGGTTTCTCCGTGGGTTGTTTCAGAATTAAGAGGTAATAAAGTTTATAACTTATTTAAATTTACAACTATTGCAGATGGTGATTCAGCAAATATTGATATTAAAATATCAATTGCAAATATGTCATTTAACAATGGTACTTTTGATGTATTAATTAGAGATTTCTTTGATACTGATTCATCACCTGTTGTTCTTGAAAAATACACTAATTGTAGTATGAACCCTCAAGATAATTCATTTGTTGGTAAAAAAATTGGTAGTTTAGATGGAGAATATCCTTTATTGTCAAGTTATGTTATGGTTGAAATTAACGAGGATGCACCAATAGATGCTCTTCCTTGTGGATTCTTAGGATACGATTATAGAGAATATGCTGGTGTAAGACCACCATTCCCATTAATTAAATCTAAATATTATTATCCTGGTGAAGTAGTTTATAATCCACCGTTTGGGTTAGCTTCAGGAGCGGATGATTCAACAACAAGTGCTGGTGATAATGTAAGAAGAACTTATTTAGGTATTTCAGATACTGAAGGTATTGATGTTGATTTCTTCCAATATAAAGGAACTCAACTTCCTTTAGATATTTGTAATGATACTGAAGGTAATCCTTGGAATTTTAGAACAAGAGGTTTCCACATGGACAAAAACGCAAGTGGTATTACAATTCCAAATATATTTGTAACAAGTGGTACTCCGGCATTCTTTTGTGGTGACGCACCATTTACATCAGACCCTGATAGTGAACTTAACCCTTATTATAGAATTTACGCACGTAAATTCACATTCTTAGTAAAAGGTGGTTTTGATGGTTGGGATATCTATAGAGAATTTAGAACAAATAAAGATGAGTTTATGTTAGGTAGAAAAGGTTATTTAAATGGTTCCTGTCCTACTATCAAATATCCTACGGCATCAGGTTGGGGAGCATTTAAACAAATTATTGTTGCTGGTAACACTCAAGATTGGGCAAACACCGATTATTACGCTTATTTATTAGGTCAACAAACATTTGCGAATCCTGAGGCGGTAAACATCAATGTGTTTGTAACACCGGGTATTGATTATGTTAATAACTCTAATTTAGTTGAGAGTGCTATTGATATGATTGAATATAGTAGAGCGGATTCGTTGTACGTATGTACAACTCCTGACTACAATATGTATGTTCCGTCAACAGGTAATCAATTAGATTTTATTTACCCACAAGAAGCTGTAGATAATTTGGCAAATTCAGGTATTGACTCTAACTATACCGCTACTTATTACCCTTGGGTGTTAATGAGAGATACTGTTAACAATACTCAGATTTACTTACCGGCAACTGCTGAGGTAACAAGAAACTTAGCGTTAACGGATAATATTGCATTTCCTTGGTTCGCTGCGGCGGGTTACACAAGAGGTATCGTAAACGCTGTTAAAGCGAGAGTTAAATTGACACAAGAGAATAGAGATACTTTATATCAAGGTCGTTTAAATCCAATCGCAACGTTCTCTGATGTTGGAACTGTAATTTGGGGTAATAAAACTCTTCAAGTTAGACAATCAGCTCTTGACAGAATCAACGTAAGAAGATTATTACTTCAAGCACGTAAATTAATATCGGCAGTTTCTGTTAGATTATTATTTGAACAAAACGATGCTAAAGTAAGACAAGATTTCTTAGATTCTGTTAACCCAATATTAGACTCTATTAGAAGAGATAGAGGTCTTTATGATTTCCGTGTAACTGTTTCGTCTGACGCAGCTGATTTAGACAGAAATCAAATGACTGGTAAGATTTATATCAAACCAACCAAATCGTTAGAATTTATAGACATTACGTTCTATATTACTCCAACCGGAGCTTCTTTCGAGAATATATAATTAATAAAATTATGACCCATTGTAATAGTGGGTCATAATTAAGCCTTATAACAAAAATATGTTAAAAAATAAAATAATTGAAGGAATTGACGAGGAAGGTGCTCCGGATGAGAAGTATTACGCTTTTGATTGGGACGATAATATAGTTTCAATGCCAACTAAAATAATCTTAAAAGATGAAGATGGTGATGAGGTTGGAATGTCAACTGAAGATTTCGCAACTTATAGAGAAATTATAGGTAAGGAACCATTTGAATTTGATAAACACACCATTGTTGGATTTTCAGAAGACCCTTTTAGATATTTCGGGGTTAAAGGTGATAAACAATTTATTGTTGATTCTATGTTAGCAAAACCGGGACCGGCTTGGGCTGATTTTGTTGAAGCAATTAATAATGGGTCAATTTTTTCTATAGTTACTGCGAGAGGGCACACACCATCAGTATTAAAAGAGGCTTGTTATAATTATATTGTATCAAACCGTAATGGAATTAATTCAACTGAGTTAGTTAAAAATTTAGAAAAATATAGAGATTTAGCTGATGAAGAAAATGTTTCTAAAAAGGAGATGATTAGAGAATATTTAGATTTATGTAAATTTTATCCTGTAAGTTATGGAGAAGGTTCCGCAACAAATCCGGAAGAAGGGAAAATTAAAGCTTTAAAAGAATTTGTTCAATATGTTAAAGCAATGTCTCAACATATTCAAAAAAAGGCGTTCTTAAAAAATAAAATAAATAATTATTTTGTTCCTAAAGTAGGTTTTTCAGATGACGACATAAAAAATGTGGATGTAGTAAAGAAACATTTTGAGCAAGACCCAGAAAATATTATTAAAACTTATTCAACAGCAGGAGGAATAAAAAAAGAATATTAAATACTTATAATAAAATAGAATTAAATAAAAAAAAACTAGTTAAAAAAAAACTAGTATTAAATAAACTAGACTGGATTATAATTATAATAAATTAAATTCTAAAAGTCAAGATAAATATTTTTTAAATAGAGATATTTATTAAATAAAGATAAATAAAATAAAATTAAAAACAATTTGAAATGGCTGATTTATTAATGAAAATGCCCATACCTTACGAACCTAAAAGACAAAATAGGTTTATTCTACGTTTTCCTTCAACATTAGGAATTAATGAATGGTTCGTAGAATCGGCAGCAAGACCACATATAACAATTAATCCTGTTGCGATTCCATTTTTAAACACTGAAACATATGTTGCAGGTCGTTTTACATGGGGTACAATTAACGTTAAATTTCGTGACCCAATTGGTCCGTCAGCGTCACAAGCTCTTATGGAGTGGGTACGTTTATGTGCTGAATCAGTTACCGGACGTATGGGATATGCTGCGGGATATAAAAAGAATATTGACCTTGAAATGTTGGACCCAACAGGTGTTGTTGTGGAAAAATGGATATTAGAAGGGACTTTCTTATCTGATGTTAATTTTGACGCTTTAGGGTATAGTCAAGATGCTTTAGCAACTATTTCTACAACATTACGTATGGATAGATGTATATTAGTTTACTAAAATAATATTTTATATTTAAATTTAAGAATCCACATATCAAAAATATGTGGATTTTTTATTAACTATTTATAAAAAAAAGTATACAATTATTATTTATAATAAAAACAAATTTATATGGATGAGAGTTTAATTAATGCAGGAACAGAAAATTTCACATTACCACATGATGTGGTATCATTACCTAGTGGTGGAATTTTTTATAAATCTAAAAGAAAATCGGTTAAAATCGGTTACTTAACAGCGTCTGATGAAAATTATTTAATTGGTGCGCTAGCGGGTAAAGAAAATGTGGTATTAACTTTATTACGTAATAAATTATATGAACATGATTTACGTCCTGAAGAACTACTTGATGGTGATGTTGAAGCTATTTTGATATTTTTAAGAAATACTTCGTTTGGCGCTGAATACACAGTTAATTTAACTGACCCACAAACTAACAAATTATTTACTCATACTGTTATATTGGATGAGTTAAATATTAAAAAAACCCAAAATCAACCGGATGAAAATGGATTTTTCTTAACTAAATTACCTAAAACAGGTATTACTGTTAAATTAAGACCAACAACTTTCTATGATACTATTGAGTTAGATAAAATGGTTGAACAATATCCTGCAGGAAGACAGGCACCAAGAATTACTTGGAAATTACAAAAACAAATTGTTGAAATTGATGGGGATAACGATAGAGGTAAAATAGCTATGTTTGTAGATACTTTACCAATTATGGACTCTAAATACATAAGAACTTTTTTAAGGGAGAATGAACCGTCATTGGACCTTAAGAGAACAGCAAACGCCCCGTCAGGAGAACTGGTATCTTTCGAGATAACCTTTGGGGTGGAGTTTTTTCGGCCTTTCTTTTAACTATCGGCAACTTCTAATTGAGGAATATTACTTGATGGCTAAATTTATAAGGACTTCTTATAATGATTTCAACGAGATGCCCACTTATGTTAGAAAATTTTTAATAAACAGAATAATAGAAGATAATACACCAAAGACGTAAATTAAAATATGTCTTTGGTGTATTTATTTATAAAAGAAATTTAATATGCAAGATGCTGGAAGTAATTTAGAGGCTAGTGAAAAAAAAGGTAAGGATATTCTTAAGTCGTTAGGAGATGCTTTAGAAAGTAATTTTAGTGTTGATGCGGTTGGTAAGGTTGTTGCACAACTAGATGCGGGGTCAAGTGAACTTTTAAAACAATTTGGTCTTGGTCAACAAATGGCTCAAACATTAAGTGCAACAATGGCGGATGCAGTTAGTAGTGTTAGAGTTTTAGGTGGTGATATCAAAGATGTAATTGAGACTCAAAAAGAGGCGTCATCAGCTTTAGGTAGAAATGTTGTGTTATCTGCTGAAGTAAATAAAGACCTTTACGCAACAATGAAAGTTACTGGTGAACAAATTGGTCCATTAGTTAAAGGATTTAAAGATGCGGGATATGGTGCGGGACAAGTCGCTAAGGAAATGAAAAATGTTGTGGATATTGCTGCTCAATCAGGTGTTAATGCACAAAAAGTGTCTTCAGCTGTTTTACAAAATATGGACTCTCTTAGTAAATATAATTTTGAAGGTGGTGTATCAGGTTTAGCAAAAATGGCGGCACAAGCGGCTATGTTAAGAATTGATATGAAAACAACGTTAGGTTTTGCTGAAAAAGTTTTTGACCCTGAAGGTGCTATTGAAATGGCGGCAGCTATGCAAAGATTAGGTGTTACTCAAAGTAGTTTACTTGACCCGTTAAAATTAATGGACTTAGCTCAGAATGACCCCGCTGAATTACAAAATCAAATGGCGGAGATGGGTAAATCATTTACTCAATTAAATGAAAAAGGTCAATTTGAAATTATGCCGGGAGCAAAACGTCAAATGAGGGAGTTAGAGAAGGCGATGGGATTACCCGCAGGTGAATTGGCAAAAATGTCTTTGGCAAGTGCGGAGTTAGAGGATAAAATGAGTAAAATTCGTTTTCCTGAGTTACCTGAGTTAGACGAAAAGATGCAAAAGACGATAGCCAATATGTCTGAAATGGGTGCTGGAGGTAAATATGAGGTACAAGTAACTGACCCAGAAACAGGAAAAACAGTTGCAAAGGCTATAGATGAATTAAATGCTACAGATGTTGCAAATCTTGAAAAAATGGCTAATACCGCTCCAAAAACTATGGAGGAGTTGGCTAAAGACCAATTATCTACGTTGGTGTCTATTGCTGCCGACATTAAATCATTGGCTGATAAACCGGGATTAGCTCTCGCCGGTAGTAAAAGTATGACTGGTGTTCAAAAATATACTAGAGCAGCAACAACAAGTGCAAGAAAAGTTCTATCACCAAAAGAATTAGACTCAAAAAATCTTAGAGGGACAATTGATACAGGGATTGATAGAAGTTTAGACACTCTTAAAAGATTAACAGATGGTGAAATAACAGCTGCTGAGGCTAGAAAGGAAGTTGGGGAAAATTTATCAAAGTTAAATACATTGATTAAATCAGCATTTCAAACAGGAATGAATACCGCTAAAGAAGAACAAGAAAAGTTAAATAAAGATTTTCCTAATGTTGCCCGAATGGAACAATTGATGAAAAATGATTTAAGAGCCACCTCTAGTGCTAAAAAACAATCATCGGATGCTAATCCAACAAATGTTAAAAGAGATATTAGTAATGTTAGAAATACGTCAACAATGTCGACTAATGAACAACAAAGTTCAAATAGTAATACAACAAAAACACCAATTGAAATCACTTTAAATCATAATGTTGATTTAAAGACTAATGGTAATGTAGATACTAATCAAATTGTTATGGCACTTAAGAATACGGATGTTCAACAAGGTATTGTTATGGCGATAAAAGAGGGAATGTTTAGTAATGGTTTATTGGCTCCAACGGCAAACAAAACACAGTTAATGAACTCTAATTTAAGTTCAACATTAACAACATAAAATAAAGTACAATCTATTTATAGATAAATTAGAATATATGGCAGAGAGTTCATTATCATTTGCGTCCACGTCTTCCTTTAGAAATTCTCTAATGGCGAAAAACTTGGCACCTTATAGTGTTCAAGGAGTGTACACCCCACCGGCAAATCAAGTTAATTACGAAACCATTTTAGGTGTAAGTAATGTTATTGATTCACCAGGTGAGTTAATAACGAATGACCCATATGGTAATTTATTATATCCATTAAACGAATATGGACCTAATGGTGGGTATAATTTAGAAATTAATTTTAACGGACCTCCTTTACCTGTAAATTCAAATCAGGGGGAATATAACCCCAACGACACAGCGTTAGACTTACTTAATGAATTTTTTATTGATGCTGCTTATATTCAAAATGGGTATGGACCGTCGGGTGGTTATAATGATTTAGTTATTATAACAGATGTTGAAAATAACAATAAGATATATCAACCTTATTGGGAACCACCAAGTTTTGCTCCATCAACTTATTCGCCTTATAATATTTTATTATCAAATAATCCTATTGGAAGTAATGGGTTGCTATCTCAGGATTCTTTTATTGCGAGATTTGGAGCTCTTGAATTAAATTCGTTATTGAAAAAAAGAATTGATGCTGAATTATTTCAAAACACATTAGGTCAAATAAATTTACAATCTCTACAAGACCCGTTTGAGATTAGTATGATGTTGTCAGGTCAACAACCTTTAATTTATAAAAATTGGAAGATTACAGTGCCTGAAAACCCTGTTGTTGCCGCTGCCGACTTCTTAACAAGATTGGCGGGTGCTTATTGGCCAGTTTCATTAATACCGGGAGATTATTTCAATGATAATAACGAAAATAGTCAAACACAACAAACATCAAATGCTTTAAGTACTGTTAATCAATTAACAGGTGGTTTATTAGGTCCAATATTAAATCTTAGTAGAGGTGGTTCACAAATATTTTTAGCCAACACAGGTAACGGACAAAGGTCAGTTTTATTTGCAAATATTAATTATAATAGATATCAACCATCATACGATAAAGATTATGGTTTATTATTTGGGGTTGCTCAAGGTCTTGTTAATTTATTAGTTCCAAATATTAATCCGGGTAATGGTACATTAGTTGGAGGTTATTATGTTGGTAATAGAACATCTGAACCTTCTTACATTACATCACCCCCAAATCAAATACCGGTTAACGCATTTGGTCAACAAGACCCTTCACCTGTATATGGTCCATCAGAGATGGGTATTTTATATGAAGGTAATGAATCAACACTTAACAATTTTGGTTTAGGAGGTAAGTCCTATAGTGACGGTGGGGGTATTGACGGAGGATTTGTTTGGGTATCTCCAAAATATAAAGCCAATGCTGGATTCAGAGCGATACCGGGTGGTGGTTCCGGAACTATGGATGAGGACTATCAATTGGTTAGTGGAAACATCACTAGAGATGAATCAACAAACATTGAATTTAAATCAACATCAATATTAGACCAAACTCAAAGATTAATTGATTCGGCTGATAGTGTTACGGGTATTGCTCGATTGAAACACGTTGGTAACGCAATGAATCAGATTAGTAAGGTATTCAATGATGGTTATAAAGAAATTACTAAAGGTTCTCAAGTTTTATCGTATACTGATAATACAACAGGTGGGGCTGCCGGTATTGAATATTGTAGAGTTTTCACAAAAGATAATCCTTATTACGCATATAATGATTTACAAAAAACAGATGGTATAACTACATCAGGTAGAAGATTTACTCATTCTGTTTTGGATAACACATATAATTTGAATATTACTCCATTAAGAAATCCGGGCTCAACAAACATTATTGCGAATAATGTTAATGGAACGGGGGGATATGCTAAAAAATATATGTTCTCAATTGAGAATTTAGCTTGGAGAACATCAAGTAGACCTGGATTTACTTATGATGAATTACCTGTTTGTGAGAAAGGTCCAAATGGTGGTAGAGTTATGTGGTTTCCTCCGTATGATTTAAAGTTTTCAGATAGTAGTACTGCTAATTGGAATGATACTTCTTTCTTAGGTAGACCTGAACCAATTTACACATATAAAAATACAAGTAGAACAGGGAGTTTAAGTTGGAAGATTATTGTTGATAGTCCATCTGTAATGAATGCTGTTGTGGAAAAACAATTAAAAGGACAAAATAAAGAAAGGATTAATTCAATTATTGATTCATTTTTTGCTGGTTGTGTTAAGTATGATATTTATGAATTGGCGTTAAAATTTAATACTATACCAACAAAGGATTTATATACGTATCAAGAGATTTTAAGTAAACCAAATTTAACGAATGAAGAATTAAAAAGTGTAAGTGCTAGTATTCCAAGAGAAAATTCTGTAACTCAAGGAGGTGCGGGAACGCCTGGTGATGCAACAAATAGTACGACAAATCCGGATACTTCAATTGACGATTTCAAAAAGAATTATTCTCAGTTAGCGTTTTATTTTGATAATGATATTCCTGACCCAAACTCAAAAGGTGTTGTTTCTTCAGTTCCTTATAATGAAACATATGAAACATATACTAGTGACGGAAATATTAAAACATATGTTGATACTGCAAGCGCAATTTTTAATGTTGGTGTTACTAATAGAAATGTTGGGGAGTTCTTTACTAATATTGTTAAGGATAATTATAAAAAAATTGCACTTAATGATAAAAACTTCATTGTTGACGCTTATAACATATTAAAAGAAAAAAAAGGTACTATAAATATTCAGATGGTTGGTTCAGCATCAGCAACTGCTAGTGTACCGTATAACACAAATTTATCTAAACGAAGAAATGATTCGGTTATCCAATTTTTGAAAGAGTATAAAATAGGTGAAGCTAATTTAGCACCATTTTTTGAAAATGGAACTTTACAAATTACATTACAAAGTGGTGAAGGTGAAAAAATATCTATTCCTCAAAGTGAGTCTGGTACGGGAACGCAAGTTGAATGTACTAAAAATGTTGTATCATCATCGGGTACAGATGTTTCTAACAAAAAAGCTGAGACATATTCAACAGATGCTATGGCATGTAGAAGAGTTAAAATTAATAGTATTGCAATTGCACCAATTGCTCCAACAACTATAGTAAAACCACCTGAAAAGGCGGAAATAATAACGCCTGAAGTGACCAATACAACAATTAATACGATTAAACCTGTTCAGACAGTTACAATTGAACAAAAATTAAAAGAAGGTATTGGGAAAAGAATTATTAGACAATTATTAACTGAATGTGACTATTTTGATGTTATTAAAGAAACTAATCCTATGGTATATGGGTCTATAGCGGATAAAATTAAATTTTTCAATCCCGCTTTTCACTCTATGACACCTGAAGGTTTAAATTCTAGACTTACATTTTTAAATCAATGTGTTAGACCTGGTGAAACAATTCCTGTGATAGGCGCGGACGGTAAACCAAAATATAATGATGCGGTTAATACTTCATTTGGAGCGCCACCGGTATTAGTATTGAGAATTGGGGATTTCTATAACGGAAAAATAATTCCAAAAACAATATCATTTACATATGAACCATTATTGTTGGATATGAATCCGGAAGGAATTGGTATTCAACCGATGTTAGCTAACGTAAATTTAAGTTTTGATATGATTGGTGGTATGGGACTTGCTAGACCTGTCGAACAATTACAAAACGCGTTGTCATTTAATTTCTACGCAAATACTGAAATTTATGATGAAAGGGCTAAATGGACAGAAGATACTTCAGCGTTAGATGCTACATTAATCCAATCAATATTAAATGCTCAACCACCGGTTACTGTTAATAATGTTCAAAATGAAATTACTAATGATGGTGGAAATACTATTGGTGACATATTAACTAACATTCCGGTTACTAGTGGTCAAACAGGGGAAATTACCTATATGAGTATTATGGATAAAATATTAGATGCTACGAAAGAATATTATACAAATGTTTTAAATCAAAGTGATAGTATTGTGAAATCATACAATTATGGTGTGTGGCAATTAATAACTCAGGATAGATTGTATACTTCGGGAGAAATAAGTTTAAATTCTAGTAGTATATTAGCTCCAATTTATGGAAAACCGGAAGGTGTTGAAACTAAAGTGGATTCATTATTTAGTACATTTATATCAGATATTAATGCTGATAATCCAACTAATCAAAATTATATAATATCAAGATTAGTGGGTTATAAATTTACAGATGCGACAATTCAACGAGTTAAAACAAATATGAATCAATATATTACCACATTAAAAGGGGGTTATAGTAGTGGTTTATTCACTAAAATTCAAGAAATTGTAATATTAGAACAAAGTATGGTTCAAATTATTAGAAAAATAAATTTAGTAACAACTAAAACGGATGGTAAAATTTTAGACACCGGGATTCCTCGTGTTTATACTATTTCAGGTACAACCGAAGTTAATACCGCTAGTCTTGGGTCTCCATTAGACACATATCAAGAATTGTGTGATGACTATCGTTTAGTTGGTATTAGATTAGACGATTTTAATGTGTTAATGGATGCTGAAAAAATAATTACAACAGTTACTGTACCATATGAAGGTCCTGGTGAATTTGAACCAATTTCAAAAGATTTTGCAACAGCGTCAGTTCAGGATAAAAGACAATTTATGGTAATGGCTCAAATATTTAATGATAAAAATAAATTAACACAATTTAAGAATGCTATCATTAGCGGAGAATTAAAAAGTGATAATAAATTAGTTAGAAAATTTAATAATATTTGTGATGATTTTGCCGATTTAACTAAAAAAGAATTAATTGCTGAAGAAAAATTTATTAAAACGATTAAAGGAAAAGAATCTTATTTAAAATTTGTAAATCAACCGGCTTATCCTAAAGGTAAATTGAGAAAGTTTACTTATACTACGGTTCCTGACCCTGCAACTGAAACACAACAAAAAACAGATATTGCTAATTTATATAAAACTGTAAATGTTAATAATGATAAATTAACGTTTGATGGTAAAATAAAATTTGATTAATTATGGGTACTAAAGATTATTATAATAGATACAATAATTTTATCGTTAATGGACAACAAACAGTTGTACCATATATTGCTCTGCCAAGTAAATCTACAGACAAAAGATATATTTTTAAAGTTGCTCAATCTAGATTAGATAAAGTTTCTCAACAATATTATGGTAGTCCTTTCTTTAGTTGGTTAATATTACAAGCAAATCCACTATATGCTGGTCAAGAGTGGAATATCCCCGATGGGGCTATCTTGACAATACCCTATCCTTTAATAGCGTCTTTACAGGATTACAACAATGACCTAGAAAATTACTTCTTTTATTATGGTAGATAAATCGGAAAATATATTAGTTGAGTTTGATTATAATAACATATCAATCATTGACCCAAATAAAGTTATAGATAATGACGGAAAAGTACAAGAACGATATGTTAAGCAGGAAAATTTAGTAATGTATGCTAATTTGGAGTGTAAAGTTTTACCTCGTACCAAATTAGCACTTGGTGTTGCAAATAACGACCAAGTACAAACAGTTTCAATAGCCACTATTAATTTTTTAAAACCGGGTGATAAAACATTTCTAGATAATTCGTATACAGATGAATTAACCGGTAAAGATACGATAAAAGGTAATGGTGTAAATCAACCAAAACTAACATCAGTTTCAAACCCAAATAAAAGTAGCGATTTTTACATTAGACAAACTATTAATTCAGGGGGTAAACAAGCCTCAGTTGATAATGGATTGTTGGGTATTACATCAATTAATATTAGACAAGGTTTAGATTTTTTACCTTCAATCACTATTGAATTAGAAGATGTTAAAGGTAGAGCCATGTTTGAGGCGGGTGATAATTCACCATACGCCGCATTTTTTAATTTACCATATCCAATGTTTCAATTAACAATAAAAGGGTTTTATGGTAAAGCGGTTAAATTAAAATTAATGTTACAAACATTTTCAACTAGATATGACACATCTAATGGAAATTTTAAAATTAAATTACAATTTTTTACTTACAAATATACATTGTTAAGTGAGGTACCTATGGCGGCATTAATTGCTGTCCCACATATGTATCAATCTAGAGTTAATATACAAACAGTTAAAGGGGGTTCTAGTAATTTTTCAAACGTCCAAGATTCTATTGTTTCAAGAGGGTATCAAAAAGTTAGAGAGTTATATAGTGAATATAAATCAAAAGGTATGATACCTGATGATTTTCCTGAAATTACTGTTGTACAAATGAAAAATAGGATTGAAAATTTTATTAAAAATATTTTATCTTCATTTTCACAACAAAATTTAGACCCATTAACTTATGTTGAAGAATATCAAAGATTGTTGGGTAATTTAGATAAGGATGTTTATGCCGGTGCCGGAACTTCATGGTTTTATACATATATGGATACTGAAAATTATTTAGTTATGAAAGGTGTTAATGGTGTTAATGGAATTACTGAAGGTAGTAAGGTGTATACATTTAAACCTGAAATAAATACTGCTACAAAAAGAGATGCCGCTTTGGCTAAACTACAAGGTATTATTAGTGAAGCTCAAGAAAAAATGGATAAAAATCCTGTTTGTGGTGTTAATGGTAAATATACCATTGATGGTAAAACAAATACTGATTCAAAAGTACCATTTAAAATTAAACCAAGTATATTTCCCGTAGAACCAAAAGAAAACGATGTTAATGTTGAAGAAACCTATCGTCAAAGAAAAAAATTATCAACACAACCAACACCATTACAACTTCAGGAATTTAAAAATCAACTAGCAACTGAAGGAATTTTTAATTCATTAGTGATAGTAAATAAAAAAGGTTCTGAAGAAAAAAAATTCCTATTTTATATATTTGAGGGTAAAGATAGATTTGAAGATTTAATTAATCAAATGGCTACACTTGTTAAAAAAGCTAAAGAAAATATTCAAGAAGAATTAACAGAGGCTTTAACTAATTTATTACAAAAGAAAGATAATGGTATTGGATTTGTTCCAAATATTAGAAATGTATTGGCGGTTATTTTTGCAAATGGTGAAGCATTCCTAAGATTAATGGATGATGTTCATGTACAAGCTTGGAATTTAAATGATACACAAATTAAAGCCAGAAGAAACTCAATTTTAAATCCTGAAACAGCAAATGCTTCTGTAGATAATTTAACATCTGGTGATAATAAAACATTACCAATATATCCTTGGCCTCAAATGTTGACAGCGACTTCAGGTAAAGATGGTCGTGAAAAATTTGAATTAACTTATCCGGGAGATAAAAATGTTATAAGTCAAACTAAAGCGTATTTAACAGATTTATGGCCTGAAGTTGAATTTGTTGAAGAATTTATTAGAGCAACAACTCAAACAGTAAAACCACCGGCTGACCCGACAGAAACCTCAAATCCTGTAACCGACATTCAAAGAGTTTCGTTAGACGCAATTGAATTTCCAATTAGTAATGCTGTTTATGATAATAAAGAAGAAATTAAATATTTTTATGAAATATTTGAAAGAATATTTTTAACATCTAACTACTCAGGTTTATTAAGAAGTAATGGTAATACTCAGGATGCGGATAAAGTAACAGACGTTATCGCTGAAGCAGAAAGTATTAATATTATTCAAAGTTTATCAAATGATAATCCTTTTATTATTAAAAAATTAAAAGAGTTTGGTGTTAATGCGGGTAATTTTGAAATTTTGATGAGACATATCTCAAATGATGGAACAGGTGAGAGTTGGCAGAACTTTATTAGAGGTATCTTTAATACATCATATATTAAAAACAAAGTTAATAATTCTAGTTTTGAATTTTTAAGTCAAAATTTATTAAATGAATCTAAATCACAACCATTAGTTTCTTTACCGGGTGAAAAAAATATTAATGATTTTATATCAAATTCAACATCAAGTAATGTTTTTAATTTAACTGACACATATCCATTTACAAATTTTGCTTGGGTTAAAAGTGAGTTGGCGAATGGTAATTCAATTTCTGATATTAAATCATCGTATAATACAACAAAAGTGTTAACGTATAATACTAATAAAAAAATAATATCTAATTTTTTAGATATTACTAATGATGATAATAGAAGACCTTTTACTAACTTTTTATTTAATAATATTAAATCCCCAATTTATTATTTTGATTTAAAATTATTTTATGAAAATAGAAGTTTTGATTCTCAATTACCGACAGAAGGTAATTTAAGATATTTAAATTATTCAGGATTGGTGTCAAGTAACCAAACTGTGTCAATGTTAAACACTCCATATTTTACTAATTCAATTCAAGAAGGTGTTAAAAATTTTAGAAATGGGAGTGAATATCCATTTGTGGCGTCAGCTTATTTGTTTTTAAATAGTTTACCATTATCAACGCTTAGAGAAAAGTACAAAACTTATGAGACAAATTCCGTAACGGATTTAGACTATATTTTTGCAACGCTTAAAAAATTTGGTGCGGTACATAAATTACCATATGCTTGGATATTAAAAATTGGTTCTGTTTGGAACCGATATAAAAATTTTGTTGAGACAGGTGTTGATATTATTGATACATCGTGGTCCGGATTTAGTTATGTGCATAATTATGACCCTGTTACAAATTCTGCATCTAGAAATTATGGGTTAACAATTAACGGAGCTCAAATGGATATTGTATTAGAAAAAAATACAACATTAGGTCTTGAGACATCATCATTAATGAATACCGGATTTTACCCATTATTGATTAATGATTTTAATGTGTTTTATCAAGGGTTCCAAATTTATTCAGGTTATACCGATACCGATATTCAAAATGGGTTTAGTTCAGGTGTTACATTAAATTATGTGCCTGAAGCGATTATTAATATGCCAGAAGGGTTTGACCCGAATAATCCAAAAAGAGATTTAAGGGTTATTCCCTGGTCAGTTTATATTACAACATTAGATAAAACTTCATCATATATTATCCCATCACAAGGTGCTTTAATAAATCAGACAAGTAATGAATGTATTACTGAGGAAACAAATCAATTAAAATATGAGATAACTGGAAATACGGCAATGTATAATGGTTCTGTTAGATTATTTTGGTCGGCGCCTAACTATGGGTATTTTGATATTACTAAAGTTGTAAAACCAACACCTCTAAAATATTTAAAACAAGTTTTTAATCTTACCGGAAATACTAAACAAGAAAATTTTTCTATTAATGGAAAACAAGATGATTACACAGAAATTAGTGAAATGTTCTCAGTATTTGAAAAAGAAATTTTAGATAGTTTTGAGTCAGAATTTTTAAATTTTTCAAAATCAATTTATGATTTTGATAGTGAGTTTATATCAAACAGTGATACAGAAAGTACAAAATCCTTTAAGAATTTTCAAATGTTAATGAGAAATTTAATGAAAATACCTAAAATAACTGGTACGACAATAAATACTGAATTAGTTTCGGCTGTCCAAGAATCTCAATTAACTGTTTTATCTAACCTTTTACAATCATTTTTAAATTATGACGTGGTTTTTAAATATGGTAATCCGGCAAGTTTTGATAAAAGATTATTTTATACTTTTTCAAATGGGTTGATTGCTGACCCATATACGTGGAGTAAATACTCATTTCAAATACCAACTCCATTGCCGACATCAGGTGGTACAGTTACACTATCTCAATCTATTACTAACTATCCAAACGAATGGAAGGCGTTACAATTATATGTAGGGTTTTCAGAGATACCTCAATTACGTTATAGTAATAATGGTTCTTATATAACTGATTTCTTTGTTGATTGTAATATAGATTTTAGTGTTGATAATATTAAAACTTTTGCACCAATTATTAAAATTTATGCGACTCAAAAATTAAATGATAATACTTTAACATATAATAAATTTGTTAAATTAATGAATGAGTATATTGCGAGTACGGATAAATTTCAAAGTATTATTATTAATAAATTAATGCCTAAATTACAAAAACAATTACCGGATGTTGGTAGTACACCAGACGCTGTTTTGGCAACAGCTTTAGAAGGTCCTCAAACAAAATTAGAATATTGGGAATCATTTAAAGCATTAAATGATAAATGGATTGCGGGAAATGATTTTAAAACTAAGACACTTTTTGAAGATATTTTATTGATGGATAGAGCAAATAGAAATATTGGGGATAAAGTGTTAGTAGATATTCATAAATTGAAAAAAACGTTGACAAATATAAATCCTAAAACAAGTATGTTGATTTTTGTCCAAGATATTTTAGTAACAAATAATTTTGTTGTTATGAATATACCGTCTTATGTTAATTTTTATAATGTACAAGATGCCGTTAAAAATCCTGTACCAAAACCGGAAGGGACTATTGATTTTGCGAATACAATGTTTGGAACATTTTTAAATGTTGATTATAGAAATTCTTCGGCTAAAATGGTTTGTTTTTATGCTGGAAAACCAAGTGAACAACCGGATTTTAAAAATAATGCTAACGTAAGATTTAAAGGGGATTCCTTTGATTTAAGAAGAGCGAGTGATAATCCATTAATTGAAGACCAAATAGGTAAACAAGATTGGGATAAATCTAATAAAGTTGTTGGGTTTAATGTTGATGTGGGACCACAAAATCAATCAATTTTTCATGGGTTCCAAATAGACCAAAGTGCGGGGCAAGCAACTGCGGAGTCATTACAACAAACAGATGAATTAGTTAAACAATCGTCAGGTAAAGCGGCTGGTACTCAAAATGTTTCATTATATAACTTATATAAAAATAGAAGTTATGCTTGTACTGTATCTATGATGGGTAATGCAATGATTCAACCAACAATGTATTTTAATTTAAGACATGTACCAATGTTTAGTGGGGCATATATGATTCAGGAAGTTAATCATAGTATTGGTCCGGGAACATTTGAGACAGTTTTTAAAGGTATTAGGCAATCCATTTCAAATTTACCGGAAATTGATAGTTACATCCAAACATTAAAAACTAATTTATTAACGTCTATTATTGAGAAAAACAAACAAGATAAACAAGCGGCGATAAAAGAAAGTGGTACAAAAGGAACTGATGTTATTAGTCAAGCTAATGACAAGGTTAAACAAGCATCATCTAAAGAAGCTAATAGTGTGTCAACTAATCCAAATTGTAAACCAAAAATAAGTAATTATGAAAAATATGTTAATGTTAGTTCTCCAACAACAACTAAATCTAAATATAAAGATGCTATCAGTACAATTATAGTTCAAACTCAAGACCAAAAATTAAGGTATTTAGTTTTTGCGGCGATTTATTTAGGTTCGTCAAATGGAACTGAATTAGAAACAAAAGAAAATAACTATTCAGGTGTTAATTTATTACAAAATTGGGGTGCCACAGGAGAATCGTACTTTAATCAACAATATTATTGTATTTCAAGTGATGAGCCTTATTCAATTTTTTCAGATTTATCAAAACACGTTACCTTTTTAATTCAAAGATGGAAAGGTAGAGTTACACAATTACCTGAAATAACTGCTAAAGAGATTACTAAATTTTATACATTATATTTTTCGGCAAATGCTGAAAATATTGATGTTTATAACAAATTGGTTAAAGATAATCCGAGTCAATTAAGTCAGATGGAAACTAGTGTTCAACAATCTATTGACCTATTTAAAACCGGTAGTGGAAATGTAAGTGGGACGCCACCACCAAATACACCACCAACTACAAATAGTAATGAGGCACTTTTTGAAAATGCTAAAAAATTTAATACGGATTCGTTAGATAATCTTGTAATAAAAAATGATGTTCTTAGTGGTAGTTTTGAGGTTGGCAATCAAGATGAATTATTAACCCAAGACTATCCCGCTAAATTATATATTTCAGGAGGAATGAATAATGTGCAAATTGGTGCTTTTACAATAAAACCGACAACTAATAAAAATGTTGGAACATTTGTTTCTGTTACTAATATTAATGAAATTTTAGAAACGGCTAGAAATGACAAAACATATGAATTTACGCTTATAATTAAAATTAATGCGTTTCCGGATATTAGGTATGGATATTCAAGAGTTCTTTTACCAATTAGTTGTCCGGATGAAGATTATAAATATGGTCAAATAGTTGAGGTGGGTAAATGGGAGGCAATTAAAGATAATATTTGTTGTAATTGTTATAGTGAACCATATACAGGTTCAGAGATTATTTGGGACGGAAAACCGTGTTCAAGAAACGGAACAACATGTTAAATTAAATTTTTTCAAAATAAAAGATATTTATAAATAAAAGATTATGAACACGAAATTAATATTAGACAACTATTTAGGTAAAAATACCAGAAGTACCGAAAAAGATTTGGGAGATGGTTCTAAACAAGTATGTGATTTAGATACTGGTGACTGTTATACTATCAGAATGAAAGATGGTTTAATAGAAAGAGTTGATAACACATTAAATAAAAATAAAAAAATTCAAGTTGAAACTTTAACAGGTGTAAAACAACTATTAAACGGTTAATAACATGAAAAAAATAGACAATCAGATTTTAGAGGAAATCGCCAGATATAATTCAATTAATAATTATATTGTAGAACAAGACGCTACGTTACCCCCACCACCTGGTGAGGTTGACCCAAATGCTGCACCGGCTCCTGAAACGGCTCCACCGGCAGACCCAAATGCGGGTATGGCTCCACCAACTGCTCCTGCAGGTCCACAACCTGTGGATGTTGCGACTGACCCTGATGTTGAAAAAATTGGTGCAGATGAAAAATCTGAATCAAAAACTGAAGAAATGGACATCACTGATTTAGTAAAGTCACAGAAAAAAGTGGAAGAAAAACAGGAAGAATATTTTACTAACTTATTCCAACATTTAACGGATTTAGAATCTAAATTAGGAGAAATGGATGGAATCATGACTAAATTAAATGATTTAGAGGCTAAAGTTGAAAAATACCGAGAAAAAACGCCACAAGAAAGATTAGAGTTAAGAACATTGGATTCAGGTCCTTTTAATCAAAAACTAAGTCAATTCTTTGATGACAAGGAAGAAGATATGGAAAAATCGGGAAAAAATGAATATATTTTAACTCAAGATGAAGTTGAAGAATATTCTCCAAATGAAATCAAGAAAACCTTCAGAAATTTTGAAGATGAAACAAAACCATTTAAGCAACTAAGATAATTAAAATGGTCTCCGGACCATTTTTTTTTACAAAACAATTTGACAAACACACGGCTGACACTTATACTTTTATAAACCTTTAAATATTTTAAACACTATGGCGACAAATTCATTAGACGCAGTTTTGGCTCAATATGAGCAAGCAAAACAAGGTAGTACTTCTTCTACCTCAAAATTCACACAAGAAGAAAGAATGAAAAAATACTTCGCGGCAATCCTTATGGATAAGGAAACTCAAGGTCAGCGAAGATTACGAATCTTACCAACAAACGATGGTTCTTCACCATTTAAAGTGGTTTATTATCACGAGATTCAAGTAGACGGAAAATTCCAAAAATTTTATGACCCAGGAAAAAACGACAACGAACGTTCTCCTTTGACTGAAGTTTATGAGGAACTTCGTTCAACAGGAAAAGAGGAAGATAAAAAATTGGCATCAAATTACTTGGCTCGTAAATTCTATATCGTAAAAGTTATCGATAGAGATAACGAAGCGGACGGAGTTAAATTTTGGAGATTTAAATCTAACTACAAGAATGAAGGCATTTTCGACAAAATTATCCCAATCTACAGAAACAAGGGAGATATTGCTGACCCTGAAACAGGTAGAGACCTTATTCTTGAATTAACTAAGGCAAAAACACCAAAAGGGGCTTATTACACCGTAATTCAAACAGTAATGTATGATGATGCGGCTCCGGTTCACGAAGACAAAGTATTGGCTGATTCTTGGATTAACGATGAGTTAACTTGGGAAGATGTTTACTCTAAAAAACCGGTTGAGTACTTAGAAGCTATCGCAAGAGGTGAAACTCCAAAATGGAATACTGATAAAGGAGGTTACGATTATGGTAACTCTGATTCAGGTGAAATATCGTTTGGTGGTTCTAAACCATCTGCTCCGATTGACCCACAAGCGGGTGCTGAAGAGGACGATGATATGCCGTTCTAATCAAATAACTTAGACATAAATATAGGGCACTAAGACATACTTAGTGTCCTACTTGTCTACAAAAACTAAAAAATTAAATTAACATAGATATATGGCGATTAAAAAGAAAACATTCTCGTTAGAGGATATAAAGGGTAAATTCTCTACAAAAACAAAATACAAACCTGAAAGTTTCTATAACTGCGGTGAAGCTTTTATGGATGCTTGTGGTTTACCCGGACCTGTAATGGGGGGTATTAATATGTTCTTGGGACATTCAAATTCTTCAAAAACAACAGCAATGATATTGGCGGCGGTTGACGCACAAAAAAAAGGACATCTACCGGTGTTTATTATAACGGAAAAAAAATGGTCTTGGGAACACGCTGTTGAATTGGGTTTAGAGGCTGAACAAAATGAAAATGGGGAGTGGGATGGACATTTTATTTTTAATGATAGTTTTGAAACAATTGAACAGTCTACTGATTTTATAAATAATATACTTGATGCACAAGAAAAGGGTGAGTTACCTTATAGTGTTCCTTTTTTCTTTGATAGTATTGGTAGTATACCTTGTCAAATGACCTTTGAGGGTAAGGGTGGGGGAATGCACAACGCTAAGGTTCTTGCGGATAAAATAGGTATGGGTATACACTCTAGAATTTCAAAATCTAAAAAAGAAGATTATCCTTACTACAATACTTTAACCGTTATTGTACAACCTTGGGTTGAGTTACCGGATTCACCATTTGGTCAACCTACTATTAAACCTAAAGGTGGTAATGCGTTGTATCTTGCGGCTTCTTTGGTGTTTTTATTTGGTAATCAAAAAAATTCAGGAGTTAATCATATTACGGCAACTAAAAATGGTAGAACCATATCTTATGCGGTTAGAACAAAAGTTTCCATATTAAAAAATCACGTGAATGGGATTGCTTTTAAGGATGGTAAAATAATTGCTGTACCTCAAGGATATATTGCTGACACAAAAGAAGCTTTGGAAAAATATAAAAAACAATATTCTAGTTATTGGGGAGCAATTCTTAGTGGGACAGGTGAATTGATATTGGATGAAACTAATGAAGATGATTCTGACGATTAAAAAAAAATATAAATAATTATACTTTTTAATTATTTGATGATATTTATATAATATGGGGAGAAGAAAAGTTGAAGAAGAAAAAAAGAAAGTAAAATTAGCGGTGTCACTTGACCCCGAATTACCACAATACTTTAAGGATAAATCAATAAATTTATCTTCCCTTGTTAATAAATTATTAAAAGAATATATTAAAAATGGAAACGAAAGTTTGTAGTAAATGTAACGTTGAAAAACAGACAACAGATTTTTATAAAAAAATTAATTATTGTAAAATTTGTCATTTAGAAAAAAAACAAAATTGGAGAAAAGATAATCCTGACGAATATAAAAAACAAAACAAAAATTATTGGGATAGAACTAAAGATATTCAATCACAAAAAAAGAAAGTTTGGATTAAAAATAATAGAGAAAAGTACAATAGTTATTGGACAAATAGAAAAAATTTAGACCCTGAATTTAAATTACTGATGAATATGAGGTCAAGATTATGTGGTTATTTAAAGAAACTTAACATTACCAAAACTAACAAAACCTTTGATATTGTAGGTTGTTCTCCGGAATTTCTAAAAGAACATTTAGAAACCCAATTTACTGATGGTATGAGTTGGGACAACAGGAGTGAGTGGCATATTGACCACATCATTCCACTATCATCGGCAAAAACAGAAGACGAACTTTATAAGTTGTGTCATTATGAAAATC